TAATAATCTGAAAACTAATCTTGATTCTGGCAAGGGCCTCATATTAAGAGGCCCAGCTGGTACCGGTAAAACATCAATTGCGGTGAGTATCTTAAAACAGGCGATGGCATTAGGCAAAGGGTGCCTCATGATTTCTATGCCTAATTTATTAGATACCATGCTTACATTGTCTAAAGGCGACAATGTAGCTTATCTAAGATTTGAGCAAAAACTTAGAAATATCCCATTGCTATTGCTCGATGACTTTGGGGCGGAGTACTCAAAATCTGATTGGGTACCGTCTAAAGTCGAAAGCATCATCATTGATCGCTACAACAGGATGAAACCCATCATTCTTACGACGAATTATAGCGATGCTTGGACTGAAAAGAATTATAGTCAAAGAGTATATGACCGCCTACGTGGTGAATATGCGGTGGCTATATTCAATGGAGCGTCTCACCGATGAAAATTCTATTACGATGTCAGTTTAGATTCCGAAAAAAATCTCATGACCGGTTCCCAACATTAAATGAGTACATTGATTGTGAGCGTGGCTCTACTATAGCGGCGGCTGCTATGAAAAAGAAATGCACTGAGCAGGTTAAAGAACAATGCATTTCACAGCAGATACAACCTGTTAATGGGAAAGTAGACCTATTATTTGAATGGCATTCTTCAACTAGGCACGATCCTGACAATGTAGCGTTTGCCAAGAAGTTCATTCTTGATGGGTTACAATCTGCTGGTGTGATAGAAAACGATAATAGGAAATTCATCGGAACTATGGCTGATGAGATTATTCAGGATGATGAAGACTATGTAATTTTACACATCACAGAGAATATGGGAATATTCTTGTGATTATAAAATTAGTGGAGGTATAAAATGACTGTTAAAGAATTAATAAAGGCGTTACAGATGTGTGATCCTGATGAGCAGTGTTATGTTAGAATTAATGACAATTTTTTCGAAATCGATGATGTTTATGGTGTTGCTAATACGAATTATTATGTAATAGACGCTTATGAGGAGTGATAAAATGCTAGTCGAAGATAAGGATAAATGGTGTTGGGTAGATGTGGTTCATGGTAACGCAGGAATACCATGCAATACAATACAAGGTGCAATCGATAATTATTTTTTAGATGAGCCGGACAGAAAAGGAGCGACCATTGTAAAAATAGGACATCCTAATTATTGTATCCCGGAGGTTGATGCCAAATATGTAATCGAAGATATAATTAATCATCAAATTGACGATGAGATTGCTGAGTGGTCCGAAGATTATTTGACAGATGTTAAGAAAGAACATATCGATGAATTAAGCAAGGAACTAACAACGGTCTTTCGCAAATGGGAAAAGAAACATGGTTACGAAAACACAGGGTATGTAGTTTTAGAAACAAAATCGTACCCTGTTAATAGCAAAGGCAAACTTATTGTAGTGTAAATACTAATTATATTAATTATTTCTTATGAAGTTGGTATAAACAAATTCGGACTAAATCACAAAATCAATGATAAAGGAGGAAACATATTTGAATGAATATGATATTGAAAAAATCACTAAGTTGGCCACAGAGGTGGCAACCAAAACTTACTATGAATTAGCCAAGCAAGAAAACGCTCAACTAGGTCGTAAACTTCGACACAATACGATCAAGTTATTGAAGCATTACAGTCAGCTGCAGTCATATGTCGATAATGCTATCTCGGATTCTACACAGGCCGAGGATATATGGCTCAATGAACTATTAGCTGATATGTTTGACGACAATAGCATAGTGAGGGTGAATGCCATCGTTAAGAGCAAGGAGAAAACAGCATTGATGATGCGCCATGTAAATAACATGCTAGACATCTATGCTGAAAAGTGTAGTGCAAAACAATTTAAGTATTGTGAGTGCATGCGTAGGTATTATATTAATGGGGAAACGCTAGAACAAATTGCTGAATCATTCCCTGAACAGCCTGATGTACGTACCATCAAACGCTACATTGCTAGAGGGATTGAAGAACTATCCGTATTGCTCTGGGGCGTTATTGGGCTAAATACAAAAATCGCTTAATAAAATTGTCCCAAAACTGTCCTAGACATGTCCTTCTTGACATTTTATAATGATAGTGTGAGTTAATGGGACAACAAATACTCTATCTCTCAACGACACAGTGAAACCTAGAACACTAAAGCAAAAAAAAGCCCTTGCCGAAGCAGGGGCTTTTTGCTATAGGGTAGCTAATCCTATAATGTAGTGCGATCGCAACAGGATGCAATTTAATGGCAAGTTATATACTAAACGTAAATAACAAATGCGCGTTTACCGTAGTCACGAGCATAACGACGCTTGCCTGTCTTAGGGTCTGTTACATAGGCAACAAATTTCTTTGTGCCGCGTTTAGACCCAGATTGAGATATTTTGGACATATACCTGCTCTCCTTTCATAAATTTCTCCGAAGAGATTTATGGCGGGCCCGCACTATTTACATTATAACTGCAAATTATATATTAAACTAGCATTAATATATAAAATGAAAAAGACCCCAATTTTTGGGGCCTTTTTCGATAGACGGAACAAGCTAACTTGTTTTTAAGAAAGATGAGTTGTAGCTAATAACTCAGAGCATCCTTATATATGTCTAAATATCTCAACAACATAATATCACTTAAATGTAAAAAAACAATAGTTAGAATTGTGAAAAATTTAAATTTATTTTATAAAATATAAAGTAGAACAAATATTTCATACAAGATATTGTTTTTATAAATTAAAATAACAAGATATAGTATATTATCTATGATAAAAACGTATATAGTTATGCAAAAGAAGAATGGAACGAGGTGAATACGATTGACTGATGTGTATTGTGAGAAACGAAGATGCTTAAACAATGTTAAGGGTTGGTGCAAAGCTAATGGCATTCATATTGATCATATGTGTAAATCGTATGCGCCATCACATTCTTTAGTAAAAATAAAAACTGCAAAGGTACATAAGGAATGCGGTAAATATAAGCAGAATAAGAGTGTATTAAAGTAGCACGGCACCGTCACGAAGATGAGCTCCGTATGTCTCGTCGTAAAAATAAAAAAATAAATTTAAATTATACCGAGTTTTGTTAAATTTTTGAGCAATTTTTTTGTGGGTCCTTCTAGCAAAAATTAAAAGCATGCGGTGGCCGAGACCCCAAAATTTGCCTAGATTTTAATTTTTTTATGGCCTTGCTAGTGATACAGGTAATGAAAGGAGGCTGATTGATAAGTGAAAATTACAGATGATTTGAAAACAGCAACGGCCTCTCAGTCGAACTTGGCAAAAGCACTTGGGCTCTCGCGTCAACGTGTTTCGCAACTGCTCCAAGAAGGGGTTTTAGCAACGGATGAAAAGAACCAAATTCTGGTTATCAAATCCGTTATCAATTATGTCAAATATAAGGGCCAATCTTCTGCTGAAGAGGAAAGCAGTTCTGATGATGCGATATTCGAGGTTGAAAAGGCCAAGAATGAACGTGCGAAACGCAAGATTGCTGAGTTGAAGCTAGCCAAAATGAACGGCGAAGTGTACTCAGCAGATACTGTAGAACAGGTTATGACAGAAATGCTTGTGAATTTGCGTACACAATTATTAGGATTGCCAACAAAACTGGCTCCACAATTACAGAATGTAACAAAAGAGGAAGCATATAACCTGTTAACTCAAGAAATCGAGGACAAATTATCAGAATTAAGTGAATATACGCCGTCATTATTCATGGATAGCGATGATTTAGACGACGATAAAGCGCCAAATTAGGCGCTTTTTTAATGCAAAAAAGGAGGTGATAGCATGAAAACGGCAAAAGAATTGTGGCAATACGTCTCTAAAATGGGTCTAAAACCACTACCAAAAACCAGTGTTAGCCAATGGGCTGACGATTATCGCATGCTATCACAAGGCCTTTCTGCTGAACCAGGGCGTTGGAAAACGAGTAGAGCGCCATATCAAAAGGATATTATGGATGCTTTCACGCAACCTGGTATCAATCGTGTAGTGGTTAAGAGCGCCAGTCAAGTGGGAAAATCAGATATCATGAATAATGTCCTAGGGCGATACGCTCATCTTGATCCATGTGCGGTGATGATGATTCAACCGACTATCGAATTGGCTCAAGATTATTCAAAATCTCGTATTTCTCCAATGATCCGTGATACAAAAGTACTATCACAGGTATTCTATGAAACGAAATCTGAAGACGGTGCCAAAACAAGAGATGGTAAGAACACAATCTTATCTAAGTTATTCCCTGGTGGTCGTCTTATTATGTGTGGGGCGAACAGTCCGGCAGGATTGGCATCACGTCCTGTGCGTGTGCTACTTGCGGACGAAGTAGACCGATTCCCAGATAGTGCCGGTACAGAAGGTGACCCAGTAGACCTTGCTGCCAAACGTATGACAACATTCTGGAATAGAGTTATGGGGCTATTCTCCACGCCAACTAATGAAGGTAGCTCACGAATCGATGTAGAGTATCAAACAGGTACGCAAGAAGAGTGGCAACATGAGTGTCCTAATTGTGGTGAGTATCATTTGATACGACATACTGAGATGGAATGTGAGACAGAGGAACATAAGGACGCTAAAGGCCGGAAGATTGTAGTAGTTAGTGATGTGAAATGGCGGTGTCCAGATTGCGGATCTACATTCTCTGAAGACGAAATGCGGAAAGTCCCTCAAAAGTACATATCGAAAAACCCAGCTGCGTTGCATAATGGCATACGCAGTTTTTTTGTGAATGGATTCACGTCTCCGTGGCTCACATGGAATGACATAATGAGGGAATGGCTAGAGGCAAAAGGCGACCCTACACGTGAAAAAGTAGTTATGAATACTCGTTTTGGTGAATCATATGCGCAACAAGGTGCATTCGAAGACTACCAACAATTCATTAGGCGCCGTGAGAAGTACGGCGCAGACCTTCCGGACGGTGTGTTACTGCTAACTGGTGCCGTCGATACACAAGACAACCGGTTAGAGTATGAAATCACCGGTTGGGGGTACGGTGAAGAATGTTGGGGAATCTGTAAGGGTGTTATCTTAGGAGAACCTGATAATAAAGCGACATGGGATGCACTTGATGCGGTGATTGATAAGGTGTACCGATTTAAGAACGGAACAGGGCTTAAAGTAGCACGTGCTTTCATTGACTCCGGCGGTCACTACACGTCAAAAGTATATGAATACTGTGAAAAGAACTTCAGCAAGCAACGATTTGCCATCAAAGGTATGGCCGGAACACCTGGCATACCTTTGAATTATAAGATTGGTAAAGCATCTGGAAGCAAGATTCCACTTGTCATGCTAGGTGTAGACGATGGGAAACAACAGGTAATGAACCGATTGGCCATCGATGAACCTGGCGATAAGTACTTTCATTTCCCTTTGGATGAAGAATTCCTAGGAACTAGAGGGTATGACGAGTTGTATTTCAAAGGGATCATTTCGGAACACAAGAAGAAAGTAAAACGTAAGGGCGTTATCCATGAAATATGGGAACCTACTGCAGGGGTTCGTAATGAACCTTTGGATTTACGTGTATATAACCTAGCGTGTATGAACTCAATCCATCCTGATTGGGATAGATTGGCGGAAGTAGTTAAAGGTGGAGGCCATTCCACTACAACAGTAACTACTCCACGAAAGAAACCAATGCGGAAACGTGTTCGCAGAGCTAGTAAAGCAGCAGATATTTAGGAGGATGTATGGCAACTAGTTATTCAAGAAAGCCAAGGCTAATTGACGTGCGAT